AATACCTTCGCTATACGCAAGGTGGTCGAGAGTCGTTTCGAGGGTGGTATCATCGTTGAGGGGGATTACTCGCAGCTAGAGTTTCGGGTTGCCGGGTTCCTTGCTAAAGATGCACAGGCGTACATCGACGTGAAGGACGGCACGGACGTACACAGTTACACGGCGTCTGTCATCGGCTGCACACGACAGGAAGCGAAGGCTCACACCTTCAAGCCTCTCTACGGAGGCACAACCGGCACCGATGCACAGCAGCGGTACTACCGTGCTTTCAAAGAAAAGTACGAAGGGGTTACTGAGTGGCACGATACTTTGCAGCGTACGGCTGTAGAGAAGCGGGTGATAGCCTTGCCGTCCGGACGCGAATACGCTTTCCCCGATGCCCGCTGGACTAAATACGGCACGGCTACACACCGGACTGCTATCTGCAACTATCCCGTGCAAGGGTTCGCCACTGCCGACTTGTTGCCTATTGCTCTCGTCGCCTTAGAGAAAGTAGTACGCGAGTCCGGGGTACGCAGTGTGATCTGCAATACCGTACACGACTCCATCGTCATGGACGTGCATCCGGACGAAAAAGATATTTGCATAGATATGATGAAACACGCTATGCTGAGTTTACCCTTTGAAACCGTTCGACGTTATGGTATCCTGTACGACATGCCTGTCGGTATCGAGATCAAAGCAGGTAAAAATTGGCTTGACTTACATGAAGTAGAACTGTAAGATGGCCGTTACCTACTATCCAATCGTAAAGGAGTAAAGGATATGGATGGAATAGAAATCATGGAAATGAACAACGAAATGGACGCTCTCGTCGCCGCACTGCAAAGCGATGACACAGAACAGCTAAAGAAGCTCACCGGTCAGGGTGAAGGCGGCGGAGATCGTGTCGGCCTACCTCGCCTGAGCATCAACTACGATCAGGAGACTGACGACGGTTCTCCCCTGACGCGCGGTGACTGGAAGATTTTTATCGACGGCGAGTTCCTCTACGCGCCGGAAGTGAAGATTCAGCCCCTCATGCGTACCTTTGAGTATTCGATGTGGGACTCGACGATGAACGAGGGTAGGGGCGGCTTCTCGTGCAAGTCCGTCCAGAAGCCGGGGTTCGGGGGTACGTTTCCTGACACGGAGGGCGGTAACAAGTGTGGTCGCCTCTCTCGTGACGAGGAAGAGAAACTCGATCAGCAAGACCCGGCGTACCTCAAGAGCCGCGCCGTAATCTGCAATCAGGTTATCTACGGTACGATCAGTGGTACCTTCAAGACCGGTGCCGGAGACGAAGTGGTAATCGAGAACAAGCCGATGATCGCGTACTTCAAGAAGTCTGGCTTCAAGCCGATTGCTGACTTCATTCAGGGTCTCGGTCGCCAAGACAAGATCATGGCGCACTGTAGCATCCTTCTGCGTACCCACCGCAACAAGAAGGGCAGCATCACGTACTGGACTCCGGTGCCTACGCTAGACAGCGTACCCGGTCTTTCGAGCGAAGACAAAGAGCTTGTCGTGAAGTTCAACGACACGATCAAGGGACACAACGAGACCGTGCTTCGTGAGTACAAGTCGCAGGTGAAGTTGCAGATGACCGAAGACGATTCCGACTTGGCATCGGACTTCGCACATGCTTCTTGATATCCAAGACTACATGAGTCGGGCAATCCGGGGGGACGTACAAGTCTCCCCGGAGAACCTCGAACTCTTCGTAAAAGAATCTCGTGAGGCCATCGAAAAACAATTCGGTGGTCGTAAGCGTGAGTACCGCATACGTATGTCCGGCTTAGGCAAGCCCCTCTGCCAGCAGATACTCGACAAATTCGGTATCGAAGAGACGATGCAATACAACAGCATCTCCCGATTTGCTTTTGGGGATTTGGCTGAAGCACTCCTGATGCTCGTCATGCGAGAGGCCGGTATCGACATCGTTGACTTCCAAAAGAAGGTCGAGCTAGAGATTGCGGACATCACCGTAAAGGGTACACTCGACGTTATCATCCGGGGCACGGACGGTGTTGAGCGGGTGTGGGACATCAAGTCCGCAAGCGACTGGGCATTCAAGAACAAGTTCACCGGCTCCGGCGGGTACGAACACATGAAGAACGACGATCCGTTCGGGTACATCATGCAGGGGCATCTCTACGGTGCCGCTATGGGCATGGACTTCGGTGGGTGGATCGTGATCAACAAGTCGAGTGGCGAGGTAGCCATCGTCGAGGCGTACGACTGGACTGGTGAGGACAGGACGAACTATCTTGCGGACGCAGAAGATCGTGTACGTTTTCTTGTCAACCCAGACTCCGAGCCGTTCAAACCGTTTGCTGACGAGTTCGAAACGTACAAGCGGAAGGGTGAGGTAATTCGTACCGGCAACAAGGTTTTGCCGAAGGAGTGTAGCCTCTGCGGCTTTCGGGGGCACTGCTGGCCTGACGCTATCCTACACGAGCGGGTAACGTCACAGGCAAAGTCTCCCCCGAAAGTATGGTACTCTCGGCTCAAAACAAAGGAGCTATGATGTGCCGTACGTTTTCATTCGAGACTACGATCTCGAACTCTTAGAACTCAACAAAGACATGCACCACGTCTACGTCGAGTCACACATCGGTGTGGGCGGCGAACGAAACACTGTGTTCCTCCGACAACACGAGCGTGGCTTACCGCTCACTCTGCGAAATAATTTCAGTGACTTGGGTGCGCTATCTTCGGAAACGGAGAAGCGTGACATAACAACCGTCGAGGCCGAGATCGGAAAGATCAGTCGTCTCGCAAACTCCGGAGCTAACGTATGCGTCCCACTGACTCGCTTGACAAACGAATTCTCTCCTATGGAACGCCTGTCGCCAAGACTGGCAGGATATCTTCTAAAAAGGCTAGCGTCCGTCGGAATGCGTCTATGAAAAAGAGTTCTGCTGTGAAGGCCGGATTCCGGTCGAACTTCGAGTTGAACCTCGCACGTACGCTTGCGGAGCGGGGAGTTGAGTACGATTACGAATCGATCAAACTCACCTACGTACCGAAGCCCCGGACGTACACGCCGGACTTCTACATTCCTGAGACGGATATCTACGTCGAAGCGAAGGGGCATCTCGATAAAGGGGATCGCACTAAGATGCTTCTGATCAAGGAACAATATCCTGAATACGACATCCGGTTTGTGTTCCTACGCGCAAACAACAAAATTTACAAAGGCTCGAAAACCACCTATGCTGACTGGGCTACCAAGCACAAGTTCGAATGGGCAGAGGGTTCGATCCCAGAGGAGTGGTGTAAGAATGGACGATAGAGATATGCAGGGAATGTTAGAGAAGGCGAGTCTTCTACCCGAGCGGTGGTACCTCGTCTTTCGGCAGGGTGACGACGATCATTTGATGATGACGGCGTACGACACGACCGAAGAGGACGAGGATGACGAGTACATCCCGGCGGGTGCGATTGTTTTGGCAGGACTCATCGAACTCATGGAGACAGACTTCGAGCGTGTAATGTCTGCAGGTCTCGCCCGGTTGCAGTTCGAAGCTACACAAGAGGCTATGGTCGAAGAGACAGGCAACAAGCCAGACGTGAAGCACGATCCTGAAACGAACATCGTCAAGGTTAGCTTCGGGAAGACACAATGAGACACGAAGAGTATATGAGGAAGCGGATGGAACAGGAAAGTTTACAGGGTATGGCAAACGCGGCGTGGGTGAACGGTCGAGATGACATGGTGAACTCGCCACCACACTACAATCAAGCAGGGGTTGAGTGTATCGATGCCATCCGTGCAGCTACGGACGAGGGCTACGAGTATTACCTGCAGGGAAACATAATCAAGTACCTGTGGCGGTATCGCTACAAGAACGGTGTCGAGGACTTGAAGAAGGCACAGTGGTACTTGGAGAAACTTATTGAGGAGACAGGCCGTGAATAACATGCTACCCACCCCATACCAACAATTTATCCACAAGTCCCGCTACGCGCGTTGGCTCGACGACGAGCAGCGTCGTGAAAACTGGGACGAGACTGTCGAACGCTATCTCAAGTTTATGATCTATCAGGTGAAGGGTAAGCATCAGTTCGATCTTCCCGCGAAAGACATCACTGACTTGCGGGATGCTATCCTGAGTCTTGAGATTATGCCGTCTATGAGGGCGATGATGACAGCAGGGCCAGCCCTAGCTCGTGACAACATCTGCGGCTACAACTGTAGCTACATCCCCGTAGACAACTCCCGCTCGTTCGACGAGTGTATGTACATCCTGATGTGCGGCACAGGTGTAGGCTTCTCTGTCGAGCGTGAGAACGTGGACAAGCTGCCTGTCATCAGTGATGCGATGAATGAGTCCAAAACAGTGATCGTTGTGTCTGACTCGAAGCCCGGATGGGCGAAGGCATACCGTGAACTCGTTGCACTTCTCTACGCTGGTCAGATTCCGCAGTGGGACTTGTCGAACATCCGCCCGTCCGGTGCCCGTTTGAAGACTATGGGCGGTCGTGCATCCGGCCCCGGCCCCCTCGACGATCTGTTCAACTTCACGACACAGATGTTCAAGAAGGCGGCAGGGTC